ATGACGTGGGATGACACAGAACGAAGATATACTGTATATGGAGATTATAGGAATAATTCAAACTTTGTTAGAGTTGAAGTGGACGAAGCAGTCCTCGGCGCGCGAGTTAACCCCTTGGCACTTCCATTTGGATTTTATGCGCCTCCGCGATATAAGGGCTTTATGGTATTTTCTGGCTCAGCCTACACTTATGATATAAAAGGTGATTTGGAGAACGTATACGAACTTGATGGCCACCTCGCATCGCCACAATCCGCTTCTTTTGTTACCGGAAGAAGTAGTCAAGGCGGCTTTGGCCAACCGGTTGTCGGTACCAGTTCGCACGGGACACGCACAGGCATAAACCCGACCTTAACGACCGGTGTTTTTGCAAGCCTGTATGGCGGTCTCCCGGGCAAATTTACGGCTTCTTTTGTATACCCAGCAATTGGGTTTAGAAGTTCCAGCATGGAACAAAACGTCAAGAATGCTAAAAAAGCATATTGGGGATTTGATTCTACCAAATACGGCGCTAGTGCCACTAGGTATGAAAAGAGCAATATTGATTTACTTAGAGCAAAACCAGGAGGTCTCAATACTGCAACATCGTTTGGTGGAGTATCCGATTATCTAGATTACATGTGGATTTTCTCTTTAGATGAGCTGCAAGATATGGACAGCAGGGTGGTTTACGTATCTGGCTCACGTTTTGCTGGAACATCTATTACTGCTAAAAATGCCACCTATAAACAAGTGTTGGATGATGGATATGACAGATTCACATTGCCACTTTATGGTGGTTTTGATGGTGTAGATATTACAGAACAAGATCCGTTTAACAACACACGTGCTTTGGTATCATCGGCTANCGATACAANTAGTTACGCCTATAACTCAGTCAAGCGCGCAATTGACTCCATAGCGGATCCTGAAGTGGTTGAATTTACTTTAGCCGCAATGCCTGGAATCACAAATACAACCCTTACAGAACATTTAATAAATATTTGTGAAGATCGCGGAGACGCTTTAGCTATTGTCGATTTGGAAGGGGGGTTTACAGCTTCTCATGAGACCACTCAATCGATTGAAGATAGGTTGGGAAGTTCCACTACGACTGTGACAAACCTTAGAGATAGGCAGTTAAATACAAGCTATGGGTGCGCTTATTACCCATGGGTGCAAATTAGAGACACCATTAATGATAATTTTGTATGGGTGCCACCTTCAGTGATTGCAATGGGAGCACTTTCGTTCTCAGAAAGAAAATCTGAACTTTGGTTTGCCCCCGCTGGATTTACGCGAGGTGGATTAACTCATGGCGCCGGCGGAATTCCAGTTATACAAGCACGTGAGCGACTGACTGCAGATCAGAGAGATAGACTGTACGAAGCTAATATTAATCCGATTGCAACTTTCCCTGCAGAGGGCATTGTAATCTTTGGACAGAAGACACTTCAAGTTACGCAATCTGCATTGGATAGAATTAATGTTCGAAGACTGTTAATTTATGTCAAGAAAGAAGTTTCTAGAATTGCTGCGACTACTTTGTTCGAACCAAACGTACAAGTTACGTGGAATGCTTTCTTGGGCAAAATAGAGCCTTTCCTGGCTAGTGTTCAAGCCAGAATGGGCTTAACTGATTGGAAGGTAATACTTGATGAGAGCACCACAACGCCTGAATTAATTGATAGAAATATCATGTACGCTAAGGTATTTTTGAAACCAGCTCGGGCAATTGAATTTATTGCTCTAGATTTCACTATCACAAACAGCGGCGCCGCCTTCGAGGATTAAAATAGAAATAAATAGTAAAAAGAAAGATTGATACTATTTATTATTGAGATGCAAATAGGAGATTTAAATTAATGGGTTTTTGGAGTGATCCGGCTAAGCCAGAGGCAAAACGTGTCTATAGGTGGATGGTCAACATAGGAGGCATATATCAATGGATAGCTAAAAAGGTTACAAAACCATCGTTTACAACCACCGAAACAAAACATAGCTATTTAAATCATACTTATTACTATCCTGGCAGGGTGGAGTGGCAAACCATTGACATTACTCTTGTTGATGGCACAAATCCAGATGTGGCATCTACTGTTATGGCCATTATGGAAGGTTCGGGGTATATAATCCCTAAAGCTGCAACTCATGTCCCAAGAACAATAGGCAAGGCAGCTGCAGGATCCGCCCTTGGTGGCGTTTCGATTAAACAACTTGATAGTGATGGCAGCTCGGTAGAAGAGTGGACTTTGGTAGGTGCCTTCTTAAAAGATGTTAAATTTTCTGAATTGTCTTACGAAGCAGATGATATGTCAGAAATTACTTTAACAGTTCGTTATGATTGGGCTAAATTAGTAACCGCGAATCCAAGTTTTCTAGTTTCGCAAGTCGGTGTCGGCGGGGGTACTGCTACGCCTACGATTTTCCCATCGGACGCGTTCGGCTCCACGTAAGCGCATTAAAATAATATTATAAACAACGAGGTGATTGATGAGAAATAATGAAGATCGTTTGGGTGTTGCACATCCAAGTGAGCCTCCTCCTATGATTCCTACTACAGAAAATAACCCATCAGATCCGGCGCCTTCTGCACCGCTGCAGTTTGTTACGCCTACAGAATTTGTGGAATTACCTACAAAGGGTAGATATTATCCCAAAGAACATCCTTTGCACAATGAAGAAATTATAGAGATTAGATATATGACTGCAAAGGATGAAGATATTTTAACTTCAAGAGCCCTCTTGAAAAAAGGCCTTGCAATTGATAGATTTCTTCAAAATGTCATAGTGAACAAACAAGTTAGAGTTGATGATTTGTATGTTGGCGATAAAAATGCTATTGTAGTAGCGTCACGAATAAATGGATATGGACGCGAATATGCAACGCGAGTTACATGTCCAGTTTGTGCTAGTGCTGGAGATTATACTTTTGATTTGGGAGAGGCAAAAGTTAATTATGCAGAGGAAGAAGGCTCTAAACATGAATATATTGGAAGTGGACAATTTGTAGTCACCTTGCCAAAATTAAATGTTACTGTGACAATACGCTTGCTGACCGGTGCAGACGAAAGAAAGCTATTACAGATACAAGAACGAGTAAGAAAGAAAAACCTTCCAGAAGCTACGTTAACAACACAACTTAGAATGTTTATTGTGGCTGTTAATGGTGATTCTGACTATCAAACTATTAATTCTTTAATTCAAAACCTGCCAGCTTCAGATTCTCGTTATTTAAGAGATGTTTTACAAAGTGTTTCGCCTAATGTTGATCTGACACAATGGTATGAATGTCAAATATGTGGAAATGAAGAAGAAATGGAGGTTCCGTTTACTACGGACTTTTTTTGGCCTAAACGATAAATATATGGAACAGGTCTATGACCAGTTCTTTGTATTAAAATATCACGGTGGCTGGAGTCTCATTGAAGCTTATAATCTTCCAGTTGGTCTAAGAAAATGGTTTTTAGAACGTTTGGCTAGCCAATTTGAAAGAGAAAAAGAAGAATACGAAAAAGCACAACAAAAAAGTAAGTGATTAATTAAGCCGGGAATTTCCCGGCTTTTTTGTTTGTCACTAAATAGATATTTATACTATTTATAATAATTGCAGGAGAATAAAATATGTCTGATAAGTTGGTACCTGTTGTAATAGATTTAACAATTACAAAACAACAAAAATTAAATGAAAGTTTTTTAAGAATGTTTGGTGGCGCCGTAAAGTGGATTCTTAAGGGCATGTTTGGAGAAAAGTCCCCAATTAAAGAAGAAAACCAAGAAAACTCTAGTGCACCTTTTCAAGTTAAGGGCACAGAAAAAGAAGTTGATTCATTTGTGAAGGCTCTCGTAGGGGAAAAACAATATATTGAAAATTATTTAGAATATGGCATAACAAACAAAAAGACACGAGAGAAAAAGTATCGCTTGGACGATGCAATTGAAAATTTTGAAAAAACCACTGGTTTGATTTGGCCAATTAAATAAGGATCTTTATAATGATTATTACAAAAGAACAGCTTCAAAAAATCATTAAAGAAGAATTGCAAGAAGTGCTTAAGTGGGGAAAGGCAATTGTAAAAGATCGCGATACTGCGCGCGCCTATGTTCAACAAATTAAAAAGCGAAGAGCTTCATTCCTAAATGCCCCTGCCTTACAAGCGCCTGAAGAAGCTCGGTACCGCGGTGCGCAGCGTAGGATCTATCAAAGGCTTAAATCTAAGCTTAACTCAGAGTGGGGTGCATTGAGCCCAGAAATGCAAAAAGTGTTCATTGAGGAGTTAAAAAAGATTGCTGGGAAAGATAAGGATTTAAATAGATTTTGGAAAAGTTTGGGAAAAGTTGCATCAGAAAAAGGCGCCCCGGCACCCGAGACAGAAGAAACACCAACAGAAGAAACACCAACAGAAGAAACACCAACAGATAAAGTTGTTGTACCTTTCAATAGTGAGGATGAGTATACTGCCAACACTCATCGTCGGATATTTAAAGGAACAATTAAAGCTTATAAAGCTATGATCAAAGAGCCAGATTCTGTAGAAGACACTTCAAAGCAATTTCAAGAAAATTTAGTAAAAGAAAAAAATACCTTTTTAAAGAAATTTACAAAAACAAAATTTCTTATACAAAAAAAAATAATAAATACATATGCTGAGGATTTGAAAAAAATTAGTGCACATATTCGGTCAGCACTGGCGGGCCGTCGCCGGCGCCCTTCCGAATCTGGGAGAAGTGCAGTGCTGGCGGAACCTACAGCTGAACAAATGAGAGCTGAAGAACAATTAGTATATTCTTTAGAGGAACTCCACAAACAACTTAAAAAAATAAATCTTGAGTCAGCTAGAAAAGTGGCTAAGGGAGTTAAGTGGAAAACTACTCATGTGTAGAACAGGAATTAAATATTAAATGGCCACTGACGCTGAAATTAAGAATCTTCTCAACTTACAAAATCTCCCCTTGGAAGAGATTGAGACCAGAGTCGAAGCAGTCAAAGACGTCTTTGCATCTTTAGAAGGGGTCATAGCTGACGTAGATGCTAAAACAAAATTACTTTTTGCCACTATGTCTAATACTGATTGGATTAACGATTGGAGCAAAACTCTAGAACTGCAGATAGAATCCGAGAAAACATTGGGCAATATTGTCACTGGAGTAGAAAAAGAGCAGTATATACGCGGACAAATCACAGATCAACTGGAAAAAGAATTAGGAACTTTACTTCGTTCTCAGAGGCTCAAACAACAGGCGGTAGAATCACAAAGAGAAGAAGTGAGAGGGTTACAAGAGAGGATCGATGCTGGTGACACTGAAGCGTCGACGAGACGATCACTCAACAGTGCAACACTTAAGTTGACAGAACTTGAAGCAGAACTTACAGCAGTGTCACAAGGTCGATCCAGGGAATACATAAAACAATTATCTCTCCAAGTTAGACAAAATAAAGCATTAGACAATTTAGCTGATGCATCTGAAGGTATGATTGGAAATGTAACGGGCATTGGCACACAGTGGAAAAAGGGCGTTCTTGGTTCTATAATAGAATCTGCTTCAGCCGCTGAAGGTTTTACTGGCAAAATAAGTGCTATTGGCAAAGGCTTATCAGAAGGTTTTGCGAAAGCGCTTACACCAATGAATATATTTATGTCCACCATGCAGAAAATAGTCGAAATGACTGTTATGATGATTATTAAGTTCGATCAAGTGTCAATAGGCTTTAGACAAGCACAAGGTGTCGGAGAAGATTGGGATAAAAGTATCACCAGAGTGTATCACACAAATGAAAAGTTTTCAATGACCTTGGATGAAAGCACTGCTGCATTGGGTGATGTGAAAAATAGTATGATTTCTTTGCGTGTTAGAGGTAAAGAAGCAGTTGAATCGATGGCTAATTTTATAGGCCCATTAAAACGCCTAGGCATTGATGGGGTCAATGCTGGAAAAGCCATGGAACATCTGATGAAAGGCATGAAAAAAAGTCAACCAGAAGCAGAAGCGATGACACGTAGGATGATAACATTAGCTGGCGCACTAGGTAAGCCGCCGCAGAACATGATAGCAGAATTTAATGCGGCAATGCCACAATTGGCCGCTTATGGTAAAGATGCACAAAAAGTGTTTGAAGGCATGCAAGTTCAAGCAGCTGCGACTGGTGTGGAAATGAGCAAACTTGTGAGTATTGCTGAAAAATTTGATACATTTTCTGATGCTGCTAGAAATGTTGGTACGTTAAACGCTGTCCTTGGCGGTGCATATTTTAATAGTTTAGAGATGATGAACGCCAATCACGAAGAAAGAATTAAATTATTGCACGAGGGCTTTAGCGCCACAGGAAAAAGTTTTGATCAGTTAGGCTATTATGAGAGAAAAGCTCTTGCAACAGCTGCCGGCTTTTCCGACATGGGAGAAGCGCAGAAATTTTTTAATTCAACCACTGAAGATTATGCAGAAGTTCAAAGAAAAGCTCAAGAAGAAGATGCTGCAGCTGCGGAACAGAAGAAAAAGCTTGAAGAAATGATGGCATCGAATGTTACCATGGCGAATAATTTTACACGTGCGATGGAAGCGCTTGGTGGAGCTTTTGAACCGCTTATGCCGATAATTAGAGGAGTAGTATCTGTTATAGGGACGTTGATATTCGGTCTAGGTGAAATAATTAATTATTTCACCACAACAAAGGCCGGCCTTATTATTTTATACGGTGCCTTTGCCGCCTTCTCGACCGTTTTGATTCCTCTCGCTGTCACATTGCTGAGCACAGCTTTTGGTTTCTTTATGGTTAATGGCGCAGTTAGCAAATGGCGTGTTGCTTTAATGTTATTATTACCAGCTTTATCTTTGCTCGTGGGTCTTATGAGAGATCCAGGCTCTCTGCCGTTTTATCTTGTTTTGCCCGTTATCGCAGCAGGATTTTATGCTATTTCTACAGCTAGCACGACAATGTTGACGCCACTGTCGCTTGCTGCTCCAGCAGTGTTGATGTTTGGTGCAGGATTAGCCTTAGCCGGCCTAGGCGCAGCTTTGTTAGCTGTAGGGATTGTAATTGTAATTGATGCATTTATTCGTTTTATAAAGGCGGTTTTACCAGCAGTGCCGCAAATAGTTGTCATGTCGTTGGCCATTGGTGGCTTAGCTCTAGCAATGGGCACAGCAGCTTTGGCTGCAATACCTTTTGCTTTAGCACTTCCTGTTTTGGCTTTGGGATTCGGAGGTTTAGCAATTGCATTAGCTTTAATCAAGACAAAGGATCTTGAAGCTTTGGGTGAAATATTTATGGGAATAGGAATGTCCACAAGCAAGGGTGCTGTAGAAATGGCTAAACTTCCAAGTGCAATTAAAGCGATTGTAAAAGAGCTGGATGATCTTGAATTTGATAAATTGGATGAAATGGCAGATTCAATTAACAATCTTGCTTCCGCCGCAGAGCGTTTAGCAGCTTTGGGCCCGGTTGGTTTAAAGATTGCAGCTATGTTTGGTCGACCTACGGCCGTTCCCGCCCGTCCCGCCGCTCCCGCCCGTCCCGNCGCTCCCGNCCGTCCCGTCGCAGCCGCTCCCGTCGCAGCTGCAGCTGCCCC